TTTATTGGTGCATTAGTATATGGTTATGGACAACTAAACACTAGATTGCAATTCTTAGAGGTTGAAAGTCAGCGTACAGCAAACTATATAAAAGAAATGAAAGATGCACAAGATGATCCTATCCCTTCTGATGTAAGGCAGGACATTATCTTAGAATTTATTTTAGAAGATATAGAAGAATTAAAGGAAAGACTTTAATGGATAGCTTAAAAGTATCATTTGCGAGTTTAGCTAATTATAGCTTATCACTTACAAATATAAGCACAGCTTTACAATGTATTGTGGCTGTAATGACAATTATTTATTTAGGATATAAAATCAAAAGGGAGTTATAGATGTTAAAAAAAGTAGTATTAGCAAAGATTATAGACAAAGCTAAAGACCATATTGTAGAAGAATACCAAGATGAGTTTATTGGTTATGTGCAATCAGATGAATTAAAAGAAGAATTAGCTACAAAAATAAATAAGAAACTTAATTTACCTTTCTTAAATGAAAAGCAGGAACAAGAACTATTAGAAAAGCTAATAGATTGGGTTACTGATATACTTGAAGATTTAGCTAAAAAATAATGGCTCGTGATCCTAGACTAGCAAGGTTTGGACTTAAAGGTTTTAATAAACCCAAGAGAACACCACGACATAAGACTAAGTCTCACATGGTTCTAGCTAAAGTTGGAGCAAGAACTAAGTTAATAAGATTTGGTCAGCAAGGTGTAAGGACTAACCAAACACCTGCACAACGCAGAGCATTTAAGGCTAGACACGCAAAAAACATAGCTAGAGGTAGGATGTCTGGAGCATATTGGGCGAATAGAGTTAAATGGAGTCCATCTAAAACTAGGAGAAAATAATGCCTTACGGAAAAGGAACATACGGAAAGAAGAGGGGTAGACCTTCTAAAAAGAAAAAAACAATGTTTAAGCCTATTAAAAGGAAGAAAAAGTAATGCCAAGATTTGGAAAGAGGTCAAAGCAGAGGATGGTAGGTATTGATCCTAGATTAAGAGAGGTTTTAGATAAACTTATTGATATAATGGATGTAACTATCATTGAAGGCATAAGATCACCAGATAGGCAGGAAGAACTGCTTAAAAAAGGTGCTACAAAGACTAAGTATAGTAAACATCTTGAAGGTAAAGCTGTTGATTTAGCACCTTATCCTATTGATTGGGAAGATAGAGAGCGTTTTCACTATATGGGTGGCATGGTGAGAGGAATAGCAAAGCAATTTGGTTATGTTGTTAGATGGGGTGGAGATTGGGATTCTGATGGTGAGATTAAAGATAACAACTTTGATGATTTGGTACATATAGAGATTCTATAATTGTTTGATAACTGCATAAAGATAGACCGAATGTGTGCCTTTGCAACAAAAGAACAAGATTTTAGTTATTGTGGAATAGCTAAAAATGAAAATAGGATAGAACTTTTAAGTAAATGTCCTAAAAAACCTAAAAAACGATGGGGTAGGAGATAGTTTTTTGAAAAGAGCAGTAGTAATTCCAGACCAACACTTTCCAATACACGACCAGAGTGCTGTAAATGTTGTTTTACAAGCCTTAGAACTTATAAAACCAGACATCTTTATAAACTTAGGTGATTGTGGTGAGTGGGAATCTGTATCTATGTGGAAATACAAAGGTAAAAAGTTGCCAGATTTAGAATATCAATTACCTTTGATAAATGAAGAAATAAAACAAATCAATGAAGGTTTAGATCAGTTTGATAGAGTATTAGATAAGATTGATTGCAATGAAAGGTACTTATGTGCAGGAAATCATGATGAATGGCTTGATAGTTTTGTTGAAAGATACCCTTATATGAAGGACTACACCTTTAGAAAAGCCTGTAAATGGGATGAAAGAGGATATAAATACCTGCCTTACAACAAACCTTTAAAGATTGGGAAAGTAAACTTTATACATGGGGCATACGCTACAACATACCATGCAAAAAAGCATCTTGAGGCTTATGGAAGTAACATTATATATGGACATACTCACGACATACAAAGACATTCACTTACTAAATTGGATTCTGGAACGATTGGAGCATGGTCAATGGGTTGTTTAAAAGATATGAGTGCAGAAAAAAACAAATGGCTCAGAGGTCGTTTACATAATTGGAATCATGCTTTTGGTATTGTTACATGGTTTGACAAACCTAGAGGCAACTTTCAAGTAGAAACGATTGAAATAGTAAAAGGACAAGCAACAGTATGGGGAGAGACAATAAATGGATAAAAATTCTAAATATATGCAGGTAGTAAACGAAGAATTAGAGTTATTAGGTACATTTGAAAGTTTAAACAAGTGTATCGGACTCGCTAGAAAATTATCATTAACAGATTTAATATCACCAAGCTCTAGGACTACAGGCGAGGTTGCTGAACTTATTTATAGGTTGCAGAACTTAGCAGAGTTTGAAGTTTTAGACTTTAACCATAACGAGGCTTAAATGAGTACTTACGAAGCATCATATTGTTCACAGTCTGATGTTGCTCAAGTTTTACCAGAGATGGCAAAATATTCGCAACGATCTATACTATCACCTAATTGGGTGGCTAGTGGCACATCACACTTATTTTATCACTACTCAGCAGGTTCTGGGTATTCTGTACTGTTTAAAGATGGGCAGGACTTAGGTGCTGAACATGGCTCACAGCCTTCATCAGATAATCAATGGAGATATGTAGAGGCTGATTCAAGACTAGAGTATTATATAGGTGGTGGGAGTGCAAATACACTTAATGGAAGTGTCTGGGAGTTCGGTGAGGATCAAGATGCTAACCTTAATAAAAACATCTCAAGGGCGAGTGATTTTGTTAGAAGTATGGCAGGGATGCCTATCTACCCACGCAAGGGAGTAGGAAGTGCATCAGCAACAGGGAATGATTACCCAGAAATAATTGTAATGAGTACAGCACACATGGTTGCATCCTTTATTACTGCACCTTATGATGATGAACTATCTGAAAGATTAGCTAGTAAGGTATCTAACCCAGAAGGAACAGGTTGGTTAGACTTAATTCGCAGAGGTGAGATAAGCATAAGCCAACAAGAATCCTTACAAAAGAATAAAGGGATTGTAAGAAGGGTATCAGTAAATGGTTCTACAACCTCAGATATTGTTGATGTGCGTGGTAGACCTACAGCTAGGTGGGATTTAATTAAGATAAAAATCACAACAGCAGGTACACTAACCAGAGGAACAGAATCCACAATTAAATACTCTACTTTTGGAAGTAGTTCAGAAGGTTTACAAGTAGATGAAATGGTAGAAGATGAAATAGTAACAGGTGGATGGGATCATGTCGGTAGGGGTATGTATGTACGCTTTTCAGCAGGTGTACTTACCTTAAATGATACTTGGGAAATGGAAATATCTGGAGAGATAGGGCAAAGTGATACACCAATTAAAACAGCTTATATAGAACGAATATGATAGACTATTCTAATAGAATATTTGAAGTAGTAGACCAAATTCATCACATTGTGGCGAAAGAGATGGCTTTGCCAATCTATATGGACTCACATCAAGGAAACCATTCTGTATATATAGAACCTATCAGCGACAATCTACTAGAGATACTCACAAATGGGCAGAATAGGCAGTACACAGTCTTAATATCGTATGAGCTTACATCTGGTGGCAATTACACAGAAAACACCTTTAAACAGGTCGCAAATGTAGCAGAACATATTAAACGCTTATTTGCACCAGATAATAATGCTAACAATAATGCAGTCTGGTCTGGTGGTGAGGTTGAATCTGTTGAATATGAAAGAGATGAAGAAGATGAAACCAAAGTTAGAGCGTTAATTACTTTTAGTTGTATAGGATATGAGGTAACAAATTGAAGATTAAATTAATAAAAGAACCTATTAGAGATGCTTTAGGTATCTGTTTTAATAAAGGTGCTTATGATCCAGAAGTTGTAAAACAGCTTAATGATGGTGAAGAGGTAGAAGTTGAACGGATTTCGAAAAAAGCTGAAAAATATGTTAAAGAAGTAAAATTAAAACCTAAAAAAAAGGATAAGAAATAATGGCTATAGCAACACAGGCTTTTTCTCCAAAACAATTCTCGTTTCTGATTGCAGAGCAAGATGATTGGGGAACATTAAACCCTAATAGTGGTGGTTCACCAGATAACCCATATATTGCTCTAGATGTGGATTCTATCGGTTCTCCATCTTTAAATGTTAATCAAGGATTAGAGCATCGCTCTGGAAGTCGTATCTTACAGGCTACAGACTTTTTTCAAGATATTAAAGGCTCTGTAAAAGAGTTTAGTGTATCTGGAACAGCAACAACTGAAGGACTTGATTTATTACTTAGTAATATAACAGGTGATGCTAGTGTACCTTATTCTGTTGCAAGTAATGCAGGAACAAGCACATTAACATCAGCAACTGTAGACCAAACAGATCAACAGCTTTTATCTGTAATCTACAAGTCAGCTTATGGAACTAATGCAGATTTAGCTTTTAAAGATGTTTTATGTACTGCTCTCAGTTTTAATGGTGATGCAAATACAGAAGGGGGCAGAATAAAGTTCTCTGCTACTTTTAAGACAGGCAGTCTGGCATCAGATTTAACAGGTTCTACTACTACAATAGATACAGCAATTACTGCTAATAACTACTATATGAGTAATTGGGATGCTGATGACAGAATAATAGCAGGTCACGCTGATGTAATACTTTCATCTTTTAGTTTAAACATTACAAATGATGTTGAGTTTGTAGGTCTTACAGCAACAGGGTTTGAAAGTGTAACAAGGGCAGGTGAAATAAGTGCAACAGCAGAGTTTACTTGTGTGTATGATAGTAATACTGCACCAATGTTTGAAAACTTTAATGACCAAGTAACAGGATCATCTGAAGGTGCTACTTTAATGGGTGCAGATGCTACACCATCTAATGGTCAATTTGAGTTTAAGTTTGCTAGTTCAGTCCTTACTGATGTTAGTTTTAGTGATGCAGGTTTAATGATGCTAAACGCATCTGTTAAGGCTGTAGGTGCAGGAATTGGTTCTAGCACAGCACTATTTGAAGTAAGCTGTTAGTAAAAGGGGGAGGAAATGAAAATAGAAGTAGATGGTAATATCATTCAGATAAAACCTGTTAATTATGTTGATAGGTTAGGATTACAGGGTGAGTTTGCAGATGTATATGCTAATGGAACGGATAATGTCTCACAGAAGGCATTTAATCTATTATTAGGACATACAGCAGAGATTGCCTTTAACAACCCAGATACAGCACTTAAAGAATATGCTTATGATGTGCAGTTAAAGATACTTACTAATATAATGAGTGAGTATTTAGGTCTGAGTGATAACCAAAAAAAATCCGATGGGGTTTGAGTTATGCTGTGTGGTTCTGGTTTTTACAGCCAGACTCACACGAGAACTTAATCCTCCCCTACTCATGCTTGAACCCCATCACTCGAGAAACAAGGGATTATAATACTATAGATGATATTTGGGAAACAGTTAAAGATGTCGTTGATGCACATGATCCAAAGCGAACTCTTGGGCAGGAGTTATATTATCTTGTGCCATTATTTGCTAATCCTAAATATGTATTGGATGAACATCTTTTTGCTATTATCAATGAATATCACTATGTCAAAGACTATAATATTCCACTTGGAAAAACACTTAATAAAACTGATGCAACAAAGTTGGATTATTTTACAATCATTAAGAATGAACTCGCATCAGTAATAAGACACAAACAGGAAAAAGATGGCAGATCAAAAAGTTAATATAAAAGTATCAGCACAAGGTGCTAAAAAAGCAGGGAAAGACATTGGTGGTTTAGATGGTTCTATAAAGAAACTAGGCAGAAGTGTTTTAAATGCCTCGGTTGCTTACTTTGGTACTTCTGGACTTATTAATGGTATAATGAAATCAGCAGAACTTGCAGGTATTCAAGAACAAGCAGAGAAAAAACTAGAGTTTGCATTAGGTAGGACATCACAGGCTTTATTAGACCAAGCATCAGCATTACAAAAAACTACTAGGTTTGGAGATGAGGCTACAATAGCACAAATGGGGTTTTTAGCATCTATAGGGTTTACTGAAGAAAAAATACAGCAAGTTATTCCTGTTGCTATGGACTTGGCAGAGGCTACAGGTATGAGTCTTGAATCAGCAGTAAGAAATACAGCAAAGACATTTAGTGGTATGGCAGGGGAGTTAGGTGAGTTAGTTCCACAAATTAGAGGTTTAACTTCTGAGCAAATGAAGGCAGGAGAGGCTGTTAAAGTAATGGGTGAATTGTTTGGTGGACAAGCACAAGCACAAGCACAAACTTATGCAGGTTCTATAGAGCAGTTAAAAAACGATCTTGGTGATATGGCTGAAGGGATAGGCGAGATTGTTATTCCAATATTTGAAGATTTAGCACCTCACATAAAAAGAACAATAGACTTCTGGAAAGGCTATATCAGTCAAACAAAGGAAGCAACAGAATCTGATAAGGAAGTATCAGAAAGCATGGCTCTTTTAAATGAGCAAATTGATTTACAAAGAGATAGACTTGAGTTATTTACAGAGGCATCTAAAGATAATAATGAAATACAACAATTTGCAATCGCAAATGGAGTTACTTTTTTTGAACAAAAAGCTAGAGCATTATCTACTATGGATAATGAAAGAACAAAGCTAAGAGAACTAATAGAAGAACAATTAAGATTAGCAAAAGCAGAAGATGATGCATTATTAAAAAGTAAAGAATCAATAGAAGTAAACAAGGATGTTGTAAAATCATTAGATACAATAAAAAACGCAAATAAAGAGAACACCGAGCAGACTAAATTAGCAAAGATGGCAGAAGAGGAAAGATTTCAAACAAGTTTATCTGGTATTAGGTCAATGATTAAAGGTTCATTGGCTCAAGCTATTGCAGGAGCAGTTGCTAAAGAAGTCGGTTCTAAAGGACTTGCAGGGTTAGTAACAGGAACAGCAGTTGCAGTTGGTGTAACATCTTTATTTGATCAGTATGTACCAAAATTTGCAGATGGTGGTATAGTACAAGGTAATCCAAGTAAAGGCGATGTTGTTCCTGTAATGGCTACAGCAGGAGAACTTATATTAAATCAAGCACAGCAAGAAAATTTAGTAAATAGTGGCATAACAATAAATATATCTGCCCCATTAGTTGATGAGACAGTAGTTGATTCTATTATACCTGCTATAGAACGAGCCAGAAGATTGGGTATTGCATGAGCCTTGATTTAACTTATTATTTTGAAAATAAAACCATATTAAAAGAAAATTGGTTATTTCAATTATTTTATGATGATGAAAGTGCTAGTGATTTTTTTGGTGTTAGTTACTATGACACAACTGTTGAAAGCGTAGACTATAAAGGATGTGTCTTAAATAAAGCTACAATCAGAGAGTCTATTGATTTAGCGAGTTCTACAGCTAAGACATCTAATGTGTCTTTAACTCTTGCAAATTTTTCTTTTGAAGGTAATGAATTTTCAAGAGAGTTATTTAACAACACTAATAAATATATAAATAGAAAAGTTAAAATATTTATTCAACCAGACGATACCCCAGATATTGATATATGTGTATTAATCTATACAGGTAGATTAGAACAAATATCACATAACCAAGAAAAAATAAATCTTTCTATCGTTGCTCAAAGACCGTGGGATAAAATTTCTATACCAACCACAAAAACAAGTGGCTCTGATAATGATAATATTTATTTTCCTATATCTTATGGTAATTTTATAGAAAATGATGCAGGAATTGGTGCAGGTAAAAAACTAAGACCTATTCCCTTCGCTCAGACTATGCACGATGGAAAAGCATTTGCCACATCTATTGAGGCAAGTACAGATAATACCTCTGAGGCTCATTTGTATAATAAAAACAAAGACTCTTTTTTAAAGGTAGAAAGCACACTTAGTAATAGTTCTAATAAGCTAGGTGGACACATTACAGAGGTTAGAGATAATGGGAAAAGATATTTTAATGTATATCCATTTGAGCCTAGAGATTCAGATTCTGGCTCACCTTATAATGGACAAGGTAGACAATTCTCTAATGATGAAAATGCTATTGATGGGAGTAGTTCAACCTTTGCTACTGAATCATTCAGTATTTCTGGAAGTAGTGGGTTAGTTTTAAAATCCTATTTGTACTTAAATATGCCTCAGTTAGATTTTGGAACAATAATTGATGACAGTACCTCTATGCGTATCTATGTTAGTTATAAGATTACTAATTTTACTAACTCTGGTAGAATAAAAGTCTATGTTAAGTATGAGGGTGAATCTCCATCTGGTGATAATACAGATGCTGTGCTAATTGGAAATCATACAGCAAATGTAGATACAGAAAATAATGGAAGGATATTTCTAAACACATCAAGCTACCCAAATTATATACTTGTATATGCTGAAGGTACTGAGTCATCAGTAGGTGGTCTTACTTGGAGTTGTGATCTATCAATTTCAGATGTGTATTTAAGAGTTTTATTTGATGACTCTGTAGAAACATTTAAGGATATAGATATAGCTTATACAGGTGAAAATGGACTAAAGGATAATGGTTGGAATAGTAATGGTGCTATTACAGAAATACATGAGGCACATAGAGACTTACTTACAAGATTTACATCTTACTCTGGTACTCCTACAAATTGGAGTAGTGGATTAAATATAAACAGCGTAAGGAATTGGCAGATTAGATATTGGATTTTAGAATCTGTGCCATTAATTGATGTTTTAGAAAAACTACAGTATGAAGGTGGTTTTATAGGCAGATTTAACGGACAAGGTAATTTTCAGTACATCTTTATACCAGATAGTCCATCAGCAAGTGTTACACTAGGAAAAGATGATGTGTCTGATATTAATATATCATTAACACCTATAAACAGCCTAACAACTAAGATGGATATAGAGTATGAAAAACATCCTGCTGAAGGTAAGTATTTAAGTAGTGCTACATCTGTATCTGCAAATGATGCCACATTACTATCAGAGTATAATATAGCATCAGATGAAAATGTTAAAAGAGTTACACTAGATGCTTATGTTAGTCCAACTATACCAACAGGTGCATCTTCTAACAAAAACGATGATTTTTATAGCTATTATCAAAGTATAGTGGGTGAGCCTCGTTTAATTGTTGATCTTACTGTTGTAAACCCTAAATACTTAGGTTTAGATGTTGGTGATTTAGTTGCCTACAATGATAGCCTTCTGCCTTTTGGTGGCTCATTAGGGTGGGAAGATTATGTATTTATGGTTACTGATGTAAATAGGTCAGTAGGAAGTTTAAAAATTACTTTAAGGGATATAGAAAATGGCTAAAACAATATATTATGATTCAGTAGGTTTAACAGAAGCGACAATTACAGCAGGTACTGTATCTGGTACAACATTTTCAGCATCATCAAGTGCGATTACAAATGTACATAGAATTAATGATCAATCTATTTCTGATGCAATAACATCTTTTGGTGCAAATGATGTGATAAGGATTGATTTTGGTGTATCTGTAGATATATCAAATGCTCTTACACACAATAGGTCGTCTGCAACAGAAGAAGACAATCTTTATTGGCAATATCATGCTAGTTCTAGCACAGATATGTCTACTAATGCTTTTGTAAATTTTTCATCTCCTGCTCCAGGTTGGGATTTAACAGGTAATGTTGATACAGTTAAAAGTGGTAGATATTGGTTCTTAAAAAGTCAGCACGATACTTTTGATGGTCTTACTGAGATGATAATTGGGAAGCCTCTAGTTTTTGAAAACGAGCCAGATATAGGTATAGCTACACAGGAAATCTTTGGCACAGACCTTAATACATCACTTGGTGGGGTAGAATACGCTAACAAGAGACACGAACCAAAAACCACATTCCAATTAAACTTTAGTAATATATCACAAACATTTAAAAACAATCTGGTCAGCTTTGAGCAGGATGTAACAAACTTTAAAAAATTCGTGTACTATGATGATTCTACTTATCATTATGTACGCTTAGACTCACCTATAAAATTTACAGAAGTAGCATTTGAACGATTTAGTGCCTCTTTAAAATTAAGAGAACAACTCAGTTAAAATATAACGCTACCGATAACCCATGATGTAACGATTCCTGTCTATCGCTACATTGTGGGTTATTTTTTTTTATTTATTTACTTGCACTTAATTAATGGTTTAGGTATCTTGTCATTGATGAGACTAATTAATAATATAAAACTTGGCACAGATATGGGGAGTACTTTTCGTACAGTCTCATCGCTTACTAATACTCCCCTTGTGCCTACAAAGAAAGATGAGACTAAAATGATACATACAATAATAAGTTTATCTACTGATAATGTTCACAGGGGTACTTTTAACGAGTTAGTTAGTTTTGTAAATAATCATCCAGATTGCAGAGCCAATGATTATACTTATGAGATGCCTAACAATATTGCTAAAAACCCAAACCCAAATTTTAAACTAAGACTAGAACAGTTAGGTTATAGTTTTGATATTTGTGGAAAAGCTATAAAAGGGGGTAAGTAGGATGAAAAACAAATTTAAACAATCACATGGTGGTAGAGAAAATTATATCACTATTAAATATAAAAAAGATAGGACTATTGATTGTGCTATAAGAGCCATAGCACATTTTTTAGATGAGGATTATAAACACATTAGAAACGATTTATTTAATCTTGCATCTAAGATGTGGAGGATGCCTAATGATGATGTAGTCATTGAAAAATACTTAGATGATATAGGTATAAAAAGACAGAGTCCATTAAAGAGTAGTGGTAATAAAAAATACAAGATTGGCAATTTTCCATTAATTGGTAATTATCTTATTAGATGCAGTAGGCATTGGACTTGTTTAAAGGATGGGGTGGTTCTTGATACTTGGGATTGTAGAGAATGGAAAGCACAATCATTTTATGTTTACAATCTATATAAAGGGGGTAAGTAAGATGAAAATAGGCAAATCAGCTAGTGAAATGGTTGTTGAAAACCTAAAAGAAATAAAAGCCTTAATTGAATCTGGAAAATTTACAGTAAATAACGAGGATACTGAGGATTTGTATAAAGTTTCGTTAGATAACGCTATTCTCAGAATTTATAAAACTTTAGGACAATTATAATAAAATGTGGTCATTGGGTAAAAAAGGATAAGTAATAAATGATTAAATACATACTGAATCTATTTTCTAGTAATAGGTTAGCAGATAGTGATGACCGAAATACAGTCATCGAGTGTTTTAGCAGAGACTTAACATTCGACAAAACTAATAGCTATCAAAAGGTATGTAATGAGAGGGTTGAGGGTTTGTTTTTAGGCTCTACGGATTCCGCAGAACCAGAGCCTGTTTTTATTGCTCTCAACTCTCTTTCTAATTTGGTTAAATCCAGATTAGGAGTAATAAGATTTTTAGCAACAGGTGAGATGGGTGATTTAGATAAAACTCAACTCATAGAATTATTTAATGAAATAGATAATCAAGTGGAGAAATTAGAAGATGATGTCAATAACTACATTAACAAGCCTAAAATCATTCGCAAAAAAGCACAAGAAAGCTATCGGATGCACACAACAAGAATATCAAATGATTTTGACGATTTTGAAGAAGTATATTAAAATGATTGAAACCAAGTCTGTGATTGACCAAGACATAGAATTAACTGATTTAGAAAAATTAGTAAGGTCTTTAGATGGATAAGTTATTAAATGTACCACATGATTATAAATATCATGCTGAGATTATATATGAAACAGAGGACAGCTTTGGCTTTACGGATGCAATGGGCAACACCTTAGATGATTTTATTGATGACATTAATAAAAGATTTGATAAGTATAAGGATAGACAGCCACACTTATCTGAGGCTTTATATGAGCCTAATGGTGAAAAAATTAATATTACATACAAAATACGAACAATGTTAAAAAAAGGGGAATAACATGATTGATTTTATATTAGATTTATATGAGTATATGATGTATTGGGTTGAGCGAGTAGCACCATACTTTATATGTTTTTGGTTAGGCTATATATTAGCTGAACTAATAAGACTTTAATTAACAAAAGTAGGAGAGTAAAATGGCATTTCAAATTAAGAAAGACCTTCATTTAAACACAGGTATCTATCTGAAGTTGTTAAGTGATCCAACAAGTGCAAAAGTAGAAAAGGATATGTTTGACAACGAAAGATATACACTACCTGTTGAGATGATTGGACACGACCTTACAGATGGTTCTGGAGTAAAGTGGTTTCAAAATGACAAAGGTGAATGGATAGAACTTAAAATCGGTAAACAGACTGATTTTGAGTTTAGTGGTGCATTGTATAAAAAGCTAGTAGGTAACAGTTCTGGCACAACAGTCCAAGTAATGCTCAAGGAAATAAATGGTGAGAAAGGTACTTATGCAGGATGGTCGGTTACACCTATGTCTGGTGGAAATCATCCCTTAGAGGTACTAAGTAAGTCCAAGAAAGTTGTTTCTAGTAATAGCTTGGGTATTACATGGGGTATGTGTATCAATAATGCAACTAAGATAGTTATTAGTTGGAAAGAGGACTATAAGACACTTGATTTTATGCTTGAGGATATTGAAGATGTTGCAGGTGGATTAATGAACATAGCTACAAGTGGACTTACAAGATGGGAAGAGGATCAAATCCAGAAAGACCAGAATGATAAACCTAGTGAGGAAGAGCCTAATAATGAGGATGTTCCTTTTTAATGAAAAGAACCCTTATTAAGAAGTTAGATACTGCTTGGTCGAAAAGAATCAAGCAGTCTGGCAGTTGTGAGGTATGTGGTAAGCTAAGAATACTAAATGCTCACCACTTTCATGGCAGGAGATGCTTTTCTGTTAGATGGGATATTGATAATGGATTTTGTCTATGTGTAGGTTGCCATAAGTTTAGTCCAAAGTTTTCAGCACATGAGACACCTGCTGAGTTTGTTGAATGGGCAATACAGCAAAGAGGTCAAAAGTGGTACGATGACCTTAAAATTAAAAAGAACACACCACAAAAATTTATAGATGCAGATTTTGATAATATAATGGAGGGTTTAAAGTGAGTAAGTATTTAAGTGATTGTTGTTATTCTAATTTTATCGAACCAGATTACCCAGATACAGATATTTGTGGTATGTGTTATGAACACGCAAGTATAGCAGAGGAAGAATAATGAGTAGCTTTCAAGAGTCTTTAGTGGTAGGTAAAGAATCTGAAAAAATCGTTTTAAATCGCATTAAAAACAAATACCCTAGTGCTTATATAAAAGATGGATATTTTAAAGAATTTGATATATTTATACCCGAAATAGATACATCTGTGGAAGTTAAGAAAGACTTTATGAGCAAATACACAGGAAATGTTGTTGTAGAAGTTCAGATGAATGGTAAACTATCAGCATTAAGCACTACTAAAGCAGATTGGTGGGTATTTCACTTAGATGAAGAAGAATTTATATTTATAACACCAGAACAGATTAGAGATATGATTAATAAAGAAAACTTTAAATCTGTACAATTTACAGGTAAGGGTGACTGTGCTAGTAAAATTGCCTACCTTATTCAAAAGCATTATTTTAATATCTATGGTCAAAATATGAGTATATAATGAGTAATGGTTGGATAAAACTGCATCGTAAGACTTTGGATAATCCCATTGTAATGAAAGACACAGATCATTTTGCTGTCTGGATGTGGTTACTATTAAACGCTACCCATTCAGACCATGATACAATATATGAAGGGGAGAGACTAACCCTAAAAGCAGGGCAGTTTATTACAGGTAGAAAAATCATATCTAAAGAATTAAAAATCAATGAGAGTAAAATACAACGAATTTTAAAAACCTTTGAAATCGAACAACAAATTGAACAACAGACAAATCCTCGATGTCGCTTAATATCAATACTTAGGTGGTCAGACTACCAACTAGATGAACAGCAAAGTGAACAACAACTGAACAACAAACGAACACTAAACAATAAGACTAAGAAGATTAATAATAATATATATGTTCAAGAGTTTGAAAAACTTTGGTCATTAGTACCTAAGAAGGTTAATAAAAAGAAATCTTATCAGAAGTATATACTAGCAGTTAAAAAGAAAGACCATGAAACAATCTATACAGCTTTTAAAAACCAAGTTCTTAATAATTGGAAAGAAACAGATGCTCAGTACACACCTGCTTTAAATGTTTGGCTTAATGGTGAACGATGGAACGATGATATAATTAAAGCATCTGAGAAACCTTTTAAACAAAAGAAACAATTTAGAGTAATGCAATCTGGTATGTACAGGGGGTATTGTTCTAAGTGTGGTGATACAATGTTTTTAGAACATAAGGAACTAAACTTTAGTAGTGTATGCTGTGGGGTTGAATTTGTACCAGAAAAGCCAAAAAAGTACAATGGCAAGGATTACACCAATGAAACACTTAATCAAATAATGGAAGGTAGTTTATGAGTTCAGACAATAGTAAAGATAATTCAGTACAATGGGTATTAAATTACTATGAAACTAATAATAGAAAATTAAGAAATGATAAAAATTATACAAAAGAAAATAGCAAAAATTTAAAGTTTTGTACTAAATGTAAAAAGGTTTGGGAAGATTGTAAAAGAATGGGGGGATATTGGTCAAAAAGAATACATCATTATGATGACTTTCCTTCTTATGGTAAACCTAAAGAAACCTGCTTTAAATGCTCATGAAAATAATATCTTTAGGTATGGGTGTGCAATCAACTGCACTTTATTTAATGAGTTCTTTAGGGTATATAGAAAGAGCAGATTATGCAATTTACGCTGATCTAAAGAGTGAAAAACCAACAACAGAAGATTTAATTAAGTATTTATTAGAATGGAAAAAATATAATAATGGCATTGAAATACTAATAGAAGAGGCAGATATATATCAAGATGTTATAGATGGTGTTAATAGTGATGGTAAGCCATTTGTTACTATACCTGCTTTTTCAGAAAGTGGTGGAATGGTTCAAAGGCAATGCACAGGTGAATACAAAATAAACACAGTAAAGCGTAAGATTAGAGATTTACATGGATTAAAGTACAGACAGAGAATGAAACCTACAGAGTTATGGTTAGGAATAAGCACAGATGAGATAGAAAGAGCAAAAATTTCACAGATGTACAATGTAGAATATAAATACCCACTTATTGATGAACAAATAAGTAGAAGTGATTGTAAAGCGTTTTTAGAGGAGCGAAGTTTTCACAATGTGCCTAAGTCTAGTTGTGTGTTTTGCCCATATCAACACAATAGACAGTTTAGGGAGATTAAAGAAAACTTTCCAGAGCAATGGGAAAAGATAGTAGCAGTAGATAAGGCGATAAGAGATAAAAGCAGGAAAGGTGAAGATGATAAATTGTTTTTACATCGAAGTCTTAAACCAATGGATGAGGTATATTTACAAGAGGATCAAGAAGAATTATTTATGTGTGAAGAGGGGTTTTGTGGCTTATGATTATTATAAACTTATATGAGATCATTATAAACCTTTTAGCGTTAGGTACTGCGTTAGTGCTTATACCTATAGGCTTAATGATATGGTTTTTTATTGGAACAAATTTATATAACTTAATTAAGGAACATTATGGACAAAAAAACTAGACAAATGATTTATTTATATTGGGTAGAAGCACCTGTAAATATTAAAAATAGATGGTTTGATAATAAAGAAGATGCAATTTATTATGCTAAGAGTGTCTGGGATTTAGAAGATGATGAAATAGTTATGAATCATCCTCCAATATATGAACATCCATTTTTTTATGATTCTAATTTTATTGCTAATTTTTTAAGTGATATAAGTCCATTTTAAAATTTATAGAACATTTTTAAATAAACAGTAAGGGGAATAGTATGGAAAAAGAATATCATAAATTATTAGTAGAGTGTAGTGACTTTCTTTCAAAGCAAGGTCATGGCAGAATCTATAAGGTAGAGGAAGGGTATAAGCTACAAGATAAAATATTTGAATATTTTAAAAAGGAATCATCAAAATAAAAAAAATTGTCTAAACATTTGAGGCTCATATTACCGATTATCAATTTTTAAACAGGTTAGTTTTTAATTATTAAAAGGTATATAATGCTTTGGCGAGTCGAGCCTCAAAACCTTTTTTTCACATACCAGAGGTAATCATGAACAAAGTAGAACCATGCGAAATGTGTGGCAGATATGATGGAGATCATAAAGATAAATGGGAGATAAAAGAACTAGAGAACGATAAAATGAATCTTTTGATTGCAGGAATCTTATTTGCACAAGAAGCAACACACAGACAGATAGAGATATTTATGGCTAAATACTACATAGGTAGGGAATCATATAGTGATATAGCTAGGGATTTTCAAATTAGTAAACAGGGAGTAGCTGATGCCATAGATAGATCATGTGAGATAATAACTAATATAATAAAGCGATTATCTACTTGACGATTTGAGCCTTTTTTAAGGTTTATTGCTTGACGGAAAAAAACTTTTTTTATTTTTTTAACTCTAGCAATATTAGAGTTTACATTTTTTACCTTTATATTTTACCATCAAAATAGTGCAAAATTACTTGACTTTGGCTACTATATATAGAGGCTTGTTATTGTGCCTCACTCGTTAAAAGAAAATAATAAGTCGCTTTTAGATTACTTTAAGGTGCGTATGGTGACGATAGACAGGAAACAATGACAATATTGTTGTAGCTACAACTATTAAAATATGGAAGATAGAGGAGTATCATTAAATGTTGAATTAGTAGGTATCAAGAACCTCAAGATTACAGGAGCGTGGAGAATAGAGTTTGATGTATTTGAGGTTGAGACTGAAAAAGTAAAGGATTTAATGGACTTATTAAATAAAACATTAGCAATGGGATTAGTAGAACATGAGTAAAAAATCGGCGGTAAAACGGCGGTCTAATGGACAATTTGTTAAAGGCAACAAAGAAGGACAGAAGTTCGAACCTAATAACAATGCTAACCCAAATGGTAGGCTTGGGGCATTATCAGACATTATAAACGATGTTTTTAAAGAAGTAGAGCAGGATGGAAAGTCTAAGAAAGAAAAGATGATCCGTAAGGCTTACGATATGGCAGTTAGGGGTAACATGACAGCCATTCATTATTTATCAGACAGGACAGAGGGGAAATCCAAAGAGATAAGGGAAGTTACACACAAGGATTCTCTTATCATTGAGTGAGTCAATTCAGAATACAAAGAAAGAATTTTCTCCCACATCAATCACGATGGTGGGATTTAAAACAATTTTACAAGGTTCTCATAGGTGGTTACGGAAGTGGAAAGACCTACATAGGAGCATTGAGATCAATATATCTAAGCTATTTGAATCAACCCCATGCAGGGATGTATGTGAGTCCATCACATGGACTTTCACAGAGAACAATAGTAGTAACATTAAAAGACATATTAAATCGTAGTGCCATAGACTATACATATAACCAGATGAAAGGTGAATTTCTTATACATAATTGGGAAGGTCGCATTTGGTTAGGTTCTGGTGATAAGCCAGATAGTTTAAAAGGCTCTAATTTAGCATGGGCAGGAATTGATGAACCATTTATACAAAAGAAGGAAGTATTTGACCAGATGATTGCAAGGGTAAGACATCCAGAAGCAAAGCATTTAGAGGTATTCTTAACAGGAACTCCAGAGCAGTTAAATTGGGGGTATCAATTAAGTAATCGTGATGATATAGATATAGGCATCGTATATGGTTCTACATTAGACAACTCACACCTTCCAGAAGAATACAAACAAAACCTACTATCAGCTTACTCAGATGATGAGATAAAAGCCTATGTGCATGGACAATTCATTAATCTTACACAAGGTAGAGTATATAAAGACTTTGACAGAACTAAACATATTGCAAAAAGGACTGATTTAAACCACTTACCTGTAGTTATATGCCAAGACTATAATGTTGATTATGCGAGTGCATTAGCTGTTAGAATGGGTAACGGATGGATTCATGTATTTAAAGAGTATCGCATGAGCAACGCTAATACATACGACATGGCTGAACTAATTAAGAAAGACTTTCCTAATGTATCGGTAGTATCTGATGCCTCTGGTAATGCTCGTAAGAGTTCTGCTGTTTCTTCAGATCATGAGATTATGAAGTCCTACGGATTTAATTTAAAAGCACCAAGAAAGAACCCTGCTGTAAGAGATAGGGTTGCTAGTGTAAACAAACTTATAAGAGAAGGAAACTTTAGCGTAGAAGGATGTCCTAATCTAATTATGGATTTAGAGCAGAATGTTTGGAGACTTGGAGACATAGACAAGAGAGATATTAAGCAAACACATTTAAGTGATGCTCTTGGTTATTTATGTAATTACTATTTTCCTTTACGCACTAAGAAGGCTATTAGTACAGAATGGTAGAGTTCTTATTAGGTATCGTAGTGGGGGTTATTATTACTATAGTGTTCTTACACTACTATGGTAAACATTTATATTTTAAAAGTGAGTCTAGGATGGGGGAGTTCATACAGGAACATACAAAGGCGAATGATTATGCCATATCATAAAGGTTTATAATGGAATTACACGATAAGATAATGCTCCCAGACCTCGGAAAAGAGGCTGTGTTGCGTTCAGTTAAAGATGCAGAATATAGTGCGTTAGATAATACTATAGCTGAGAAGAATACATCATTGGATTTCTACTATAATAGAAACCTTGATGAACATATACAGCAGTATTTCAGCACAGAGTCCTTATCACAGATACCACCTGTATTGATGTCACTTGTAAAGCGTTTTGCTAAGAGTAGACTTATGTTATTAAAACAACCTGCTGAAAGATTTATTAATGGTGAGTTCAATGATTACTATACTGAAAAGACTCACAACCTAGATAGTAAAGTAAGAGAGTTCGGAGAACTTGCTTGGCTGTTAGGTAGCTGTCACTTACAGAGTATGTACAACCCAAAGACACAACGCATTGAATATAAGATACATCCTATTGTTAAAGAGTATGTATATGATGGTGAGGTATATGGTGTAAGCTATGAGATACATAGAGACTTCAATGGAGATAGGCAGTTCGCTTTCTGGAGTAAGCCTTTAGATGGTGAGCAAGGTATGCACTTCCGTTTTAATGTAAATGGTAAGATGATGCCTGTAGGGAATAATTTAGAGATGGTAAATCCTTACAACCTTATCCCATTATCTAAGGTAGAGTTTAACACTAACGCATCGGATGTTACTCGTTGTGCTGTTCATGCCTCTAATGCGTGGACAGAGGTAATGATTGCTACAAGGTTAATGATGGGTTCGCCTGTGATTACAGGATTAGATACAGAGATACCACCTTACTTAAAGTTCGGTGTAGATCGTTTGATTGCTCTCCCAGAGGGTGCATCCATGCAGTATGTAAGTCCAAGTGCTAATCTAGGGCAGATGATTCAATCAGTTAAGGACTTAATCAACCAAGTAGGACAGAACCATAGCTTAACAATTAGATGGGGTGAGTCCTCTGCACCACCAAGTGGTGAGGCATTAAAGATTCTTTCTGTAGATAATATAGAAACAAGAGAGTCAGACATCCCTGTATTTAGAGACTTTGAACATGATAGATATGAAATAGATAGAGAACTGTTAAGCGTACATGAAGGCACAAACCTATCTGAGAAGTACAGCGTTGATTACCCAGAGGTTGGCTTTCCTATGACATGGACAGAGGAACGCAACAAATTAGAGTTTATGATGGAACATAATCTTATTACTCGTGAAGAACTTATACGAAAGTTTAACCCAGATATAGATGAGGCTGAGTTAACTTTAAAGATGGAAGAACTAGAACCAGAACAACCAGAACAACCTACTAACCCACTACTAGAGGCACTACAGCGTGGCTAAAGATACTGCATCCTTACAATATGCTAGATCAATAGAAAGAGTACAGCAGGAACTTGTTAAGCAGGTCTTTGACTTGCAGAAGCAAGGACTCAGTAAGAATGAGATACTACTTGTACTACAAGGGTTGGACATGGAAGATATTATCCTTAACAAACTAAACCTAAACGCTGATATAGATAGATTGATGCTTGAGTACCAGAATGTACTAGGTGCGATGGAGATGACAGGCACAGTTACAGCAGAGTCTTTAACAGCATTAAGAGAAATGGATAGAAGTTTTTACATAAGACAGGCAGGTGGTTTAGGTGAAACTCTTAAAAAAGAAATAGCAAGGGGAGTCATTGCAGGTGCTACTGAGAAAGAGATAGCAGATGGCATTTTAAGGGGTGCAGGAGGTGCTTTAAGGATAGATCAAGTAGAAACCTTAGTAAACACAGGCTTAAATCAATTTGAGCGTAATGTGAAGGTTGAAATGGCTGAGTTTGATGAACCTAATGCTAAATATGTTTACATAGGTATTATAGACAGCAAGACCAGAGATATATGTTTACTTATGGCAAGTGCAGGGGAATTAACAAGGGATGAGATAGATTCTAGGTTTCCAAACACTTTTTCTAATTCGGGAGGACATAATTGTAGACATCATTGGAGAAAAGAAACATCAAGGTCTAAAGAATTAATGAAACCAAAACAGGCTAAGTCTTTTATATCAAAGAAAAAGACATTTAAACCTGTAACAGTAGAAGGTGTTCAAGTTGGGTAAACTTGCTAACATACCCAAGTTTGACAAAGCATTCTGGAAACACATAGGTGATGAAATTACTGATGAGATTATTGCCAATACTACAGAAAGAAGTAAAGATGTTTTTGATAAAAGATTTAAAAAATATAGTAGGGGTTACGCTAAATCAAAAGCAACTAAGTTTAGAGGAGGTGGGGGTAGTAAGGTAAATCTTAAACTTACAGGTGATATGATGAATGGATTACAAACAAGGGGATTTACTAATGAAAGTGTTGTTATAGGTTGGAGTGGTACTAATGCTGAAAAAGTACAATGGAACGCAGATATGGGTAGAACAGTAACAGCTAAGTCAAAGCCATTAAGCAACAGATCATTAAAACTTACTTATAAACTAATGAACAAAAGAATTAAAGTAAACGCAGATAAAGAAACTGCGAAGCCTATTAACTTTAAAATAGGCAAATAGATTTCATTAACATGGAGGAAAAAATGGAAGAGAAAGTACAAGAGAGCGTACAAGAGTTGGCAACTGAAAGCCAGAGTAGTGCAGACAATATAAGTAATCGTGAGTCTGAACTATTGCAGGAAGTAATGCAAAAGAAAGAACGATTACAGAAGGCAGAGTCTAAGATTGCTGAACTTGAGAAGGTTCAAGAAGTTGAGAGGCAGAAACAGTTAGAGGAAAATGAAGAATGGAAAACCCTCGCTGAAGAAAGAGCCAAACAGCTTAGTGAATTAACTCCTGTGGTGGATCAGTATAAAGCTGAACGCACAGCAGAGAAAGAGAAACTGCTTTCAGAATTCCCAGAAGATGATAGGGAAGAGTTTAAGGAACT